TCGCCAATTAGATACCTATGCTATGATCCAATTCTTGGGCGACTTATGTTTCCGATAGTGTTTACCATCTCTTTGGACGGCTATGTTTTGGGGCGGGTAAGCGTATTTAACTGCATACGCAAGCGCATCAATGGTATCATCGTGCGCCATTCTAGGTCCGAATGTAACAATTTCATGTTGTAAATCATAATGACTTTTTTTTATTTTTATTGAACCTATTGTCATACGTTGTGCGAGCACTCCTTGTATTCTATCCAATTTCCCCTGTCTTGTTCCAGGTTTTTCTTCTCTCCATTTAACAGAAAAGTCATTTCTTCTTCTAGATTCAGCCATCAAAGCTTGAAACAAAGGTCTACTCATTGTAGTATCTTCGACTACATAAAGTGACGGATGGTAAATTTTTGCTAGATTATACATCTTATCAACAATGCCGTCCCTATCCTCACCAGGTATCCCAAGTACAGGTAGCCCTCGCTCCCTAACATAGTCAAGTACATATATATTATTGTTTTCATCAACACCAACCACCATTATTACTGAAAAGTCAGAATCTCTTCTGATCGAATCCGTTGCAGGATCAACTCCAGCAAATATATTGACTGGGATTGCATCACCATTTGTTACTACAAAATTCATATCATTTGCTTCATCATATACATGATTTCCTTCCCAGTATTTCACATGTTTCATACTGAAAATAGAATCTTCCGCGCTCTGGACTTCCATCATATACTCTTGATAGAATTTCTGTGGTTGTCCCGAATCCTGATAGAATTTCTTTTTTTCTTTTAACTTCTTACTAGGAAACCAAGAATCCCACAAAGCATTACCCTTTGTGTCGATTGCCTTATACGTTTTTACGGTCCAAGCAAATTCTTTTTTGCTTATTCTAGATTTTTCGTAATTAGTTAATAAATTATTAATAAAGGAATCATAATGGACAGGAGTACCATTAATGCGCAACCTGCCAGTATGAGGCTCCAAAGCAGGATAAACAACCGCAGTGATAAGGTTTGCGTTTTTTGATCTAGCTTCTGGAGTAATCGTATTATTCTCATCTTCAAAGTCATCCAGTATTACCATGTCATATCGTTTATGGAGCTTTGCTCCTCCGCGAATGCCTGATATGTTTGATTTACAGAGTAATTTATGTCCTGTACTTAATTCAATATCCTCCTCTGTCCATTTTCTACCTTTTAGATCTCCGAAGTAATATCTTATTCTATCATTAAATTCTAAGTGATGTTTAATGTAGTCCATATTACCTGTAGCTAACTTTGCTGTAGCGGAAACCCATCCATAGAACAAAGGCTCGTCTCGAGTAAACAAGAAAGACCAAAGTATATCACATTTGGTCAATACGGTCTTTCCATGTCCACGCGGCATAATAACTGCTAACTGTTTCGTCTCTTTATCCATTATAGAGTCAGCAATCTCATAGTGAAACCAAGGAGTTTCAGACCTCATATAGTCATCAGGAAGAAAAAGCTTCCCAAAAGAGATCATATCCTTGGATGCTTCTAGTAAAACTTCTTCAGCCTTACCTACATCTTGGGAATTTATGTTCAAGCGAGAGTATCTAGCAGTGTCTTAACTTCTTCCCAAATCTCATCGTCTTTTTTAGACTTGCTTGCTTTAACAGCATGATCGCCTATCATTATCAATAGATTTACCAAGCCCATTCTTCTTACCATTCTTGCAATGATCTTCTTTAACATTATATCAACCTCATTATTAGTGTTACGATTATAGGGACAATCAACAAAGCTGCGGATCCCCATGTTTTGAACATGATGATAGCATCGCTATGTTTACCTGTTTGTCCATTTAGTTTTTCCAAATGCTTTTCAATTCTTTGGAGAGATTTAAAAATACTGATCTGTCTCTCATCTAACTTAACAAGCTTTGCTGTAGTTTCATTCCTATAGTCATCTACATTCATCTCGATTTCCCGCCATTTATTCTTCCTTTCAAATAAGCTAAGTCGTCAGTTACATCATTCAACTCACGGACTATGTCTTCCCTATGTCTTTGGGATATATCATCACTTTTATTCCATCTATCTAACATTTTTAAAACAATAGACTCAAGATTTGTCATTTTAGTCTCAGATTTAGCAATTGCCTGTCTTATCTGATCAAGGTCTTCATTCTGAACCTTTTGACTCTTTATTAAGTTAGTTATCATCATAACAAATAGAATTACTATAACTCCAATCGCTCCGTATTCCGCGTATGCTTCAATCATTCTTTTCTTCCTTCGGCTTCTCTTCTTGTTTCTCTTCTTTTGAAGGAGTTGCCCAATCGTCATCTCCATATTTATTAGTTTTATCGTATCCAGTATTTATTGGCTTATCTAGATCTTCCAATGTTATAGGATTATCTGGCAGCGTCTTCCTCTATCATTTCTAACATATCATCAACTTGAGAAAGAGGAATTCCAATCATAGCCGCTAAACGTCCCTTCATTTCTATTTCAAAAGAACTAATATCTAAAGCACCTTCCTGAATCTCAAAAGGTCTACCTTCTTTTACCTTTGATGGAGAAACCTCTAAAACACCATGAGCCTTATCACCTAATTTTGCTTTCATTTTAGTTACCAAAGCTTCAGCAGCTTCTTTTTGATTCATCTTGCTTAGAGCAGAAGTCGATCCAGTTGTATCATATTTTCTTATTACTTGGTGTTTCCAATCAGGCGACATAAGTATTCTTTTTGCATATTTAGCTACTGCTGATATCATAAAATTAAAAGAATCCAATGTCATAGAGTTTTTATTATTATCAAGTCCAAATCTTATAACAGTACCATCTGGGAATCTTGACGCAAATGATTGGATCATCTTTGTAGCTCCCATTGTAGCTCTTCTCAGCTCAGAATCACTTAAGTTATTTAAACTTTTTTGCATAGTTTGTGGTCCAAACTTTTTACCAGCAGCAAATTGTATGTTCTCAATAATAGGTACTGTCTTGTTAGTTCCTGATAAGGTTCCCATGCGACTAGTAAAAGAAATGGCTCCTACCTCTTCGAAATCAGAGAATTTATCATTTAATTTCACCGCATAGTTATGCTTCATTCTCATTACCTTATTCCCCTTCATCGCACCAACTTTTACAGATTCTTCTATTAAATATTGTCCATCCACAAAAGACTGTTGCTGTCCAGAAAAACTTTGCTTTGCAGCATTAGGATTTAAATCAACTTTAGGAATATAGTCATATCTCTTATTCCCAAGTTTATGATCAACTGTATATACTTTTTTATTATCAATAATCTCAGGAATATAATGAGGTTTGTGCTTCGCAGATGTTTTAGCTTTTGTAAATTTACCCGAATCATCGTATCTACCACCAAGAAATTCTTCTGTCCACTCTTTTTTCCTTTGATCAAAAGCCTCGCCCAAACGCTTACCCTTCCATTTGGCAAGAACATTCTTCACGCTCTTTTTAGCAGCACCTCCAGGAGTAATCATCCCCATAGCAATATCTGAAATAGCTTCATCTGTATACCCCATTTCAATTTCACGATCTGAATATCCAGTAGACAATGACGCTTCGCGTCTTGGCTCCGCCAGTTTTACAACATCCTGACCAGGTATACGAAGTTGCGGGATTAACTCTTCTTGACCTACGCGAGTAGCATCGCTAGGAGCGGTAGGACGCTGTGCGTCCAAAAATTTTAGAATTTGTGCTAGTTCGTTATTTGTTGTTGGCATCAGCTACTTCACCTTTTAGCTCTGGGCGTTTCGCTGACTCTAACATTTTATCGTCGAAGCCTTGAAATACGGCTCCTGTTAGTTGTGTGACTTTCTGTTTAGGGATTACATCGGCAGCATCCCACAGCATAGACAAGGCTTTTAATCTATCATTTGACCTATCTGCGTTTTCTGCTTCTAATTTTACACCCTTTATAAGATATTTGAGATCTATCCCCATACCCTTTAATACAACATCTAGTTCTTCTTTTACAGCACTCACGATTCGCTCCTGTTTAACTAGGACGGCAGATTTCATTTTCGCATATCTGATATTATCAGTACCATATGCTTTCTTGTAGGCTTCTTCGGGTGAAAATCCATTCGCAATATATTTCGAGAAAGCAGCTTCATTTGCAGTAAGATAGTTTCGCGTCTTGATCCGTTTCCCTGTATTATTAGACGCCCTAGCTGAGAAAGAGTAAATATTTTCTCTTTTTTCAGTATCCATCTTATCCTTATCTCTGCAAAGATAAGTCCCAGTACAGGTCCCAATATATTTAATCGGGTATCTGCCTTGGTTCAACACCTGGTTAACTCTGAGTGCTTGTATAATGTTCCCATCATCAGATCTCATCCAATCGCCAACCTCTGCATCTCGCCAATTTTCAACAATCTTTGTTCCTGACGGAACTTCATCATCATTTTCGAATACTGGATGTGTATTCTTGCCAATCTTATATTGGCGCATTACGCTTCCCCGACACGTTCTCCTGGATGAGGGACTAACAGATCTTCTATCAAATCAGCTTGGAATATCTTCTCCATAGTCTCAGGACTTGCCTCTATAGCTAGTGGAGTATTACTCTCTGTAACCCTTTCTTCTAGAGATTCTAACTCACCTGTTTTTTCATTGTAAATGATTGTCAAGGTATACGTTTTCATATGGAATGTTAAAACTATTTACTATTTATTAAAATATAAAATATATTTAATTTTTCTATTGACTGGTATAGGTCAAAACCCTTACCGTCTAGCGTAGCAAAAGCACACTCTTTTAGGTATTAACAGATGTGCTATTTTTTTTGCGCCTAAATATAAAAACCCCCCCCCTTTTTCTAGATCAACACAAACACTTTTCGTTATATGCGACATAAATAGTCCTATTCCTCGTAGAATTACAGAAAGTTTAAAAATTACCACAAAATAGTGCACGGGTAGAATTATTGGCAAGCGGGCTTGCTTCGGAAATTACTTTCCGAAATCAAGTTATCTTTCAAAATCAAACAGAGAGGTTCAAATGAACGATCTTATCACTTTCTTTCTTCAGCAATCCCCTACAAGCGGTCGCTACTACTACACTCCTGCTTTATGGCTTGACACCACTATGCGTCTTACAGACGGCAGTGACGTCAAGACCCAAGCAGTCATCAACGGCAGTACCAAGCGCATCCCCGAAGGCACACCTTCTGCAATTCTTGTCCCTGCTGACGCAGACCCCAAGAAATTGCCTCAGCGTGCTTCTTGGAATGGCTCGGACTTAGTTGAGTACGTAGCTTCCAGCAAGTAGCTGAATTCCCCCTCATCATCTCGCTCTGCGAGATTCTTGAGGGAAGAGTGATCATAATACTGCAGTGGTAATGCAATGCAAAGACATTGAAACCATGCTAGACACTGGCACTGTGTTACCCTGCTATATTACTCAACAACCTATCACACAATAAGGGAAATATAAGATGAAGTTCACTATAATATCTGATATGTACACTAATGGATACACGAAGACAGGCTATGATTGTATCATATTAGAATGTAGCATTGACAAAGCAAGTGCCGTATTTTACAAAAGATTTAATTTAAACCTAAATATGAGCAGTTGCAATTGTTGTGGCGACGACTTCTCGAGTCGACGAATAGATACCAAACCTGAACTGATGAAAGAGTTGACACAACTAACCAACGTCAATTTCTTAACAGTCACCAAAAAAGAAATTAAGCAATTAGAAAAAAAGCATCCAAATATGTATAAAGATGAAATACCTGAAATGGGATATATATATGTAGATGGAAAGGGAGAAATAAGATGATTAGACTTATTATTAAAGCAATAACTTGGTACTTTGTAACACTAAGCATAATGAGTGCAATACTTCTCGTATGGTCATACAATATAGACAACACACCTGTTATGGGATATTTGGCAATATCGATACTCTACAGCATCTCAATAGTGCTCATATTATTGTATATGATACCAGATTTAACGGAGGATGAAAAATGAAAAACATATATAATCCTCAACACAATAAATATCAGATGAAGACTCAAAAATATCATATTAGAGTAACCTGTACTGTATGTGGGTGCACCGAATCGATGTTCAATATATTCAAGATGAATACTAAGAAACAAAAACTAGTAAAAGGGTGCTATAATTGCGATCCAGTGACAAAAGGAGGGGAATAGTGAGTAATTCAGATTTTAGAACTATAGTTGAACTAATAGGTGTCGGTATAGCCGAATATAGAAAATTAGGACTAATGACAGAAGGTTATGAAGAGCAAGTCGATAAAGCTGTTGATAGAAGTCTTAAAGTTTTAAAGGATTATTTAAAAAAGGGGGAAGATAATGGCTAGATCTAAACATCCTCGTAAAAAGATTTCTGCTTCTCAAATAAGGAAAGAAAAGAACACAAGGAAAGCAATCGCTCGATATTGGGCTAGTCCTAAAAGAGATAAAGAAGAAATGTTAAATCTTAACGCGAAACAACTATTTAGGGAAAGGTTTGGTAATAAATAATGGCAACAATATATGTTAAAAAACTAAGGGAAACATTTAAACAGTTTGGTATTCAATTACCAGCAACAACTATAAATATGATAGATGATTACTTCGAACGTCAGATTTATAAAATGGCAATACGATGTAAAGATGGAAATGTTAAAAGACTCACACCAGAGTTATTTTGGGTAGCACTAGGCAATAATCAACCAGACACAGAAATATAATGACTGTAATCACATCAGATCATAGTCCAAAATGTCCTTGTCAGGATTGTTGCAACAGAGATCTAATTAATCCAGGTGAAACTGAACAAATATTACGCAAAGATGAAATAAATGACCCATTTGATGCAATGAGAATATTCTTTAAAAATGTAGAAATAATTATAAATAATAAAGATTGAGGGCTTTTCGCATTGGATGGTCGAATCCCTATCGACACTTCATCTCATTCGATGCTCAAAGGTGGAGGAGGATTCTCTTTCTTCCTCCGCCTAACTTTTAGGGAACATACCATGAAAATAAAGCAGAGACTTAAAAAGAAACTTAAACAAACTGGAGGTAGTCGTCCTCCTAAAGAATGGGAGAAAGATCCAAAGGTGTGGATCAAAGAATCAAAAGCTCTGACCAGAGTTTATCGAATACAAAGATTAATTTGGAACAATTTTGGATTTAACAAGGAAAAGAAATGAATAAAAAAATGTCAATACACGCAGTTAAACTTTATAAACTATATCATACACAATGGGTATTTGATGATCCAGCTAAAGATATTTGGGCTGAAGCATTTATATCAGGTGCAGATGATGTCTGTGAAATGGTAATTAAGAAGAAGTATGGTAAAATCGAACCAGAAAGACATTATGTAATGAGATTTTCTAATGAAGATTTCCCAGGGGCAAGTTTTATTGAATATCAACCAAGATCAGGTATTACTTATGAACAAACTGATACAATGGAAATAGTAGCTAGTGGTAGTTATTGGGTATATAATGACGACGATAAAGATCATTTACTATGGTTATGTAGTACAATTGATGAATATTTCACGGATGATGATAAATTATTATTCTTCGACATTGTAATGTAAAGATTTGATCAAACAGAGGGAGTGTATAAGGTGCAGCGCGCTTGGAATACTCGAATAGCCAGTAGCAGCCTCGAGAGCACTCCCTCGTAATATTAAGGAAATAAAATGAACATAGCACAACTAACTGACATATTATTAGATATTAAAAGCTCAATAGATGCTAATCTACATATGGACTATCAATCACACTTGGAAAGATTAAAAGAAATTGGTCTTGATGTCTCATTAGATAAAGAAGTTACTAATGTCCATAAACCAAGGATAATAAGAAAATATAGACAAAAAGGATCTAAATAATGACTTGGGAAAAAGAATTAAAAATAACATTACAGACGATGATGAATACTCATACTTTAACTAATAAAAGAATTGATAATATAGAAAAAAACGAAGTTGACGATCTAATTGACCAAGACATAAAAATTACTCTCATAAAGAGTGATATATCTAAACTAATTGATAAAGTAGAAGACTTAGAACAGAAAATAATAAACTTAAATGCTAAAATAAAGGGAATTAAGAATGCCAGATAAATATGATATGGAATGGGAAGGTAGACCATCTCAAAAAGAAATTAGTGTACCAGAAGTAAATCCACACTGCACTGAATGTAAAGGTGAAGGTGTAATACTATATGAAACATTCGGTTATGACTTCGAAGGTAATGTAGCACAAGATGTGCATGAAGAACCTTGTCCTAAATGTGAAAGGATGAAGTAATGGATAATATAATATTATATCAAGTGGTAGC